CCTGCACACGCAAGGGGTGTATTCCCCTGCGCTCTTCCTTAGATATAACGAGTGGGTTTGCGACCCACGAGCCGTTTAGAACGACTGGCTGGACGAATCCAGAAGAAGCTGAGTCTTGAACTCGGTCACTGTCGAGGCAGCCAAGGTCCATTGCACGAACCCCGACTCACCACTTTTGAAGCGACCGTGATACTGGAGCACTGTTGCACCTCCGTTGATGGTCGTCAGGACATTGCTCACTGAACCTCCGCCGCCCCCCGTGGCACTGAGACTGGTGATCCCGGTACCGACCACACTGGCCCACAGGGTGTAGTACACGTCCTGGGTGAAGTTGTGGAGGAGGTTGCGAAAGAACACGGTGTTGACACTGACATCATCAATGACATTACCGCCGTAGGTGGGCGCACTGCCATAAGGGGCAGCCGCAGTTTCACCTCCGTTGGAGCGAGCCCACCCCGCACTGGTGCCTCCGTCCGGATCGGTCGTCGGAACATACAGTTCAACGCCGTACTCAACAGAGATCTCGCCGATGATGGCGCCAGAGGGGGAAGATCCATCTTTTGCGAAGAGGATTTTGCCGACGTCGTAGAGACTTCGAACAGAAAGGTCAGCAGGAGCGCCGGGCGTCACAAAACGCCGTCTGCCCGTGCCGTTCAGCACATCTCGCGGGATGTTCAACACATGTTCCTTCCACTGAGGGCCTTGGGCACGAATGTGGTAGGTGTTGAGGATCTGCAGAGACTGCGGGGCCTGGTCACCTGACTTGGGGTCAAAACCGATGACAATCTCGCCCGCCTGGCCGGTTCCGCAACGTGGATAGTAACGGAAACGAAGATACCTGAACCGGTACTCCTCGAAGCGCTGGGCAACCTTGGACAACCATGGGAAAACAATGGAATGACCGGGATTGACCGTCGCCGAATCGATGGCGTAACTCGCCGTTCCGATGGGCCAGACGAACACCTCACGGTGCTCGATGAGTACACAGCCCTTAGCAGAGCCTGTGAACTTGGGCTTGGATTTTGACGCAGGATTGCTGCCTGAGACAGCAGCGGGGGCCTGTTCGCTGAGACGCTTGGCAATTGTCGCCATTTGGGACTTGAGGGCTTGGAGCTCTCTATCTTGTGGGGACTTCTTGGTCTGCTTCTTCTTTTTGGGTTCCATGGCTATGGGTCGTTGTCTTGAAAATTTTACGAAATGCCCTCCCCAAGACTGAGGGCATAGCAACCAATTTTTGCCGTGTATGCGCACGAAGGCAAACGCAATCACCACGTTTCTATTGATACACGTGGTGAAGGCGCAGCCCCCGTCGCACCATGCCTGGTTTGGGACCAGGGTCCGAGCATTTATAAAGCCCCCTCGTGGGGCTGGGCCTGATTAGGGCCGTTCGCTGGACTCCTCACGCGCGTCGCACTTCACGTTGTGGAGTTTCCTCTTCATGGCAGCACCTTCAGTGCCGTACATCTTGAGTTCCTTCCACGTGCGCTTGCAGTGCTTGCACGAGGGTGGGCCGTCCGAGGGCTTAGGTTTCTTGGGCACCTTCGCCTTCTCTGACACACTGGCTTCTTCAGCCGTGGAGCCGGTCACTTCTGTCATGATCTCTTCTTCTTTCTCTTTTGCCGGTAGTCTCTCTCCTTGCTCTCGGACGAGGGGATTGGGCTCCAACAGCCCTACAACATTCCCCCTAGGATCGCCAATTTCAACGATGCCCGGCCGATCTTGTTCGCTAGGAACTGCAAAAACAGGTGCCTCGAAAAGTGCCCCGTCTTCACAAGTCTGAATCCAATGGTTGAAACGAGCAAAGTCAAAATCTGGGATCTGTCTTTGCAGCAGGTTCAATGCCCACGTTCCAACAAGATTCGGCCATTGCTCACTTGCGCCGTACTTGTACGCCCACCAGGAGACATCTCTCGGATCAAGATCACGTGTCAAAGGGAAAGCCGCTGAAACACGCTTGGCCCATTGGCCCAAAACCGGTGTGTTCCGATCTGTGAGCATGAGTGCAAATGCTTTCTGAGACGCCTTCTCTGCCGGTGTGTACTGGCCTGGAATGGATAAATGGAGTTTGGAGAGCGCCCTACGGATGTCACAAACTGAATTGTCGTCACCCGAAAAGACGTTGGGGCCATAGTAACGCCCCAAAAATTGCACACCCTCTTGGCCACGGAGCACAGTGTTCACTTCGTAAACCTGCCCGATTGCAGCTGCAGCCGCGATGATGTGTTCTGCCGGAAGATCAGCAGTGAAGCCGTCGTCACCAGCGTAGAGACCAAGCGAGTCCCAGGCGTCCTGTGGTTTCTTGCCCATTCGTCGAAAGCCCCCATAGTGTATGAAACCATTTCTGAGGGTTTGCGAATTGGACGTCCTAGGATCGCCCGAGCCCCACTCATCTTCTGACTGGTACTTAAGGCCGAAAGTCGTTGTGACAGGGAGACCACGAGATTCTCTGTGGTAAGAGTAAACCTCGCCGTGGTGGACTGGTGCAAATGCCGCAAGGTCAACTTGTTTGTCAACCTCACGGGCCGCAGGAGAAATATGTCCATCCATGCGGTTTGCATCATCATCAGAAATAAAATCAGCTTCCTGACAAATATCCGCCACTCGAGCAGCGATCTCTTTGGGAGTTTTCCCGGGGGCATACCACACACAGTTCTTGAGCACTGGTTGCATGGCATACATGTACTTGGATATGGTCATCTTGGCAACCGGATCAACCTGAATAATGACTCGTGGGTCCGTTGTCTTGCCGTAAGCCTCCTTCTTGAGGAACATCTCATAAACACGCCTAAAGGGGTTGATGAGCCAAGCGGCAAAGCGAAGCGCTCTCCTCTGACGAGGGGCGTTCTGCCTCTTGACGACATCCGTCTCATCGACAGGATGCAATGTACCCCGGATGTGGGGCGGCACGACAAAGTTAACGAACTCTGTCAACAATTGTTGGTCGAACGTGGTCAGCTCAACTTTGGACCTATTTTCCAAGACGCGCCCCTCGATCGCGCGGCGCTCATTGTTCTTGCTCACAAGTGGAGCAAAGCCTTCGTGGCATAGTGGCTGCATAAAAGCTACCATCGCCCTCTTTCCACCATCATCGGGGGGCGAGTCGACATAACCTGCCTCAAAGGAACGGACAGCGCGGTGCACGGGATACACAACGGCTCTTGGTTCAATATGCTCACAATTCAAGAAGTAGTCCAGAAGGACGGTGGCTTCCTGACGCAGCTGACAAAACTCTTCGGGAGTCGGTTTCAGCTTCATGTGGCTTTGAACTGTTCCTAAGGTAAGAGTGACGCCCGAATTCTTCGCGACGGAACGAAGAGCCGAGTCGACACTGGAGGTCGTCAAAGACGAAAGGAAAGAACCAACACGTGCCGTCGAGACCTGACGGCCCTCAACGGTATGAATAGCGAGACGCACAAACTTGTCAACGTCTCCCACACATGGGTTCAACCTCTCTAGGTACTTTCCTGGCAGCAACCAGGCCGCGAGCAACGAAGTTGGGAAGCGGTAAACACCAAGGGGAGATAAAAGAACCAACTGGTGCAGAGGAGTCACATTTTTGCGATCAACGCAATAACTTGCAACTCGTGCACTAGTGGCGGTCATAAGGATGTCGTTTCCATAATCCCAGAGACCGTGGGCGAATTTCGCCGCCCCACTAACACTCACCTCAATGGTGCCGTCACCATCAAAACACCACGTCACCTCACCTTCACCATTGCCAGCACGTGCTGGAACCATAGTGTATAAGGCGACTGGGTGTCCCGCAAACGTCGTCGCGAGCTCTACCGGCATGTTCATAAAATAATCCGTATCGACCAGAATGAACAAGGGGTTGCTTGGGGGATCCCAGGACTCGACAGGAGTGTCGACATCCTTGGGGTCAAAGTACGTCCGTGAACCACGGCACCCTGCGTCAACATCACGCTTCGCCATCTGGACGAAGTATGGTTCGCGGTGCATGGATTGGGCATAGTTCACCCAAAACACAGACGCTGCTGCCCTAGCACTGGCACTAAAACCGTGCGTGTGGTCGGAACGCGTGTTGAAATACGGAATCAGCTTCTTATTAAAGCCATCCCGCAAATCTCGCGCGACACCCTCCCCACGGAGTAGGCGAGAGGTCAAACCCCTCCACCAACGGCGCCAGCTACCCACATGAAACCAATCAGATGCAAAGATCCAAAAGTACATGCTCAGCAAGAGGAAAAAGAACAACGACGCACCCAGTATGGCCAACTTGAGGGAGTACCAAAAAGAGGCATCACACTCCCACGCGCAAGCAAGTCCATCCCGAAAACACCACACACGGCAAACCGTGACAACATGAGAAAAACATGAGTCGGGCTGCCAACTGCGTGGTAGGTAGGGAAAAACATTGCGGCACAGGGTGTAATGCCACCACTCGTAGAGGTACCAGAAGCAGGCGGCAGTCAAGGTGACCACCGCACTCCCAATCTCCCACAGACCGGCAACAAAGTGCATA